TGACTCTTTTATCCATCATGGGTTACAGGTCCCAGCCAAAGATGTCATACAGAAAGCCATAGAACTACATAATCAGGACCATCATGAGGAACTCCCTCATGTGGGTGACCCTGCTTGGAGGAAAATTCACCTTGGCCCTTATCAGGGAAAAGACCACAAGGCTCGTAGCAACTTTGGTCCTAATGGAGAACTCATCACAGCGACCACGAATATGCATGGTGATAAACATGCGAAGGGTACTTTCTTGGAATCCTACTCTGTACCCTTCAACAGACAACTTGGTCAGGCGATGGCCGAGGCTGGACATCCCAATCCTGAGAAACACAACTGGGTGAAGTACCCGTATGTCAAGCCATACAGACTCCATCTAATCCCAGACCCTGAGAATCCGGGGCAAATGAAACCCGGTGCTTGGCATATAGATTCAGGGCAACTTACTGGTGGTGACATTCTACCTCAACAGCACATGGACAAATGGGATATTGGTCACGAGCCTACATTCAAGGATATTTCATCTTGGGGAACTGTCCACAAATTGCCTGATGTTCCTTATTCCCTTCCTCATAATACTGGAGGGAAGTTCACCAATACCAGACCGGCTTTGATAAGAGAGGCTGTTCATCAAATCAAACAAGCGTTAGGTCATGACCCTTCGACCATTGGAACCCTCATACATCAGACAGTGAAACCGAGTGATGTCAAAGGTGAGTTGAATGGAAAACCCCTCAGTTATCTTCTTTCTTCTGATGCTGGTATTCAGGAGATTGCGACGACGCTTGCACAATATCCTCGGTTTGGGGCTTTATTCGGTGAAAGCAGGATGCCTAAGCACGATGAATACGGAAAGGAGACGGCCAAGGGTTCGGTTGTAGGAAGAGCACATCATGGTTACAGTTCGAGATATGGAGATGATGCACCAGAAGGGGAGGGATTAGAGCATTTCATGTCCCATACGACCAGAGTGGGAATTGAGCATCAGTTGAATAGAAAATCAGCATTACATGCTCGTGCTAGGAGTATCCAAGCCAATGACCTTCTTGCGGCTACAGCAGGAAGAGACCATAGAACGGATAATTTGACTCCAGAGGAAGTTGTGAGTTGGGGCCTTCCTCTACAGGATACTCTTGAGACTAGGGAGGCTGCTCCAGCAGTCAGTGCCAATATTAATGCAATTGCTTCTATGGTGGCTTTAGCAACTGGACACAAAATCATGGAGCCTGTTACTCAGGAGGAGGCTCAGAGACTCGCACCTCTAATTCAGAACAGATTGCTTGGAGGAACTAGTGAAGACCCAGCACAAATGGGTGTTCCTGATTACATGCGATACATAGAGGCACCCCAACAGATGCCTGTTGCCACTCAAACGGCGGGCAAATTACCTCCGGGCAAACCTACCGGAGTAGCGGGTGCTCCAGTAGCATCTCATGCACTACCACCTCAAGGAGGGGCACCGGCTGCAACTGTAGCCCCTCCACCCCCCACTGAATCTTTGGAATCGTATAACAGACTTAGTGAAAGGGGAAAGGGACAGGTCGGACCTCCACCTCCACCAAAACCGGTTGCTGTTACTCCGGGTCTTACTTCTTTTCAACAAGCAAGAGAGCGTTTTGCTCAGGCTCCTATGGAAGATGTAAGAGCGACTATGGGAGGGGCTGGAATCAGACTACCACAGGATGAAGCCGCTGCTCAACAGCGTATGCAGCAGTTTCAAGGTGCCATGGGCGACCCGTATCAGAGATTCTTGAGTGAGTATACCAAAAGTGCTGACGACCCGGTAGAGGCACAAGACAGGCTAATTAAGGCCATTGAAATCCTACAATTGGAAGATGCAAAGGAAGACAACACGATTAAAAAGTATGTGCCCGTGATAGCAATGAATCGTAGAAAGATTGATGATGTACGTTTCATGGCGGAGAAGATGGACATCACTCCGTTGGATGTGGAGACCATTCTGCATTCCAAAGGTGATTGGGAACGTATTACCAAGACTTACGGTTACAGTGACAGAGTCGTAAAGGTCGTTAAAGTCTCATTCGGAGGTGTCTGATATGGGCTATGTGTTAGTGAAAGCACCATTTGGTGAAGATAGCAATGTGAATGTTGTGTCTGGCAGTGCTGGTCCACAGGTATTGCTCACAGGTGCAGGAGGATACGACCTAGAGGGGGCGGCGAAAAAGTATGGCAAAAATGCCGCTGCTGCCGGAGAGCCATGGGCTCGATTAGGACAGATGGCAGCCATTGGAGGAGGCATCTACGGAGGATTGAATGCTCTAAATGAGTCCTTGTCATCTGGTCAAGGTGGTGGCCTTCTCAATGATGTGGGCATGGGAGCCTATGGAGGATATGCTACTTTGAGTCCAATTTCTAATTGGGCAGGCACTAGAGGAGCAAGGAGGTTTGCAGGGAAAGAAAGGGCTGACGAAGAGGAGAAAGGAGCAGCCTCGTCTGCGGAAATTGAAGCAGGGTGGTTGAGTGAAGAGCAACTGCAGCAAGAGGCACAGGGACATCAGGCCGAATACGAGGCCCTATGGCCGAAGCAACAGCAAGAGGGAATGGCGGACCCTACTCAAGGACAAAGGGATAGAACAGGGGCTCTCAAGCCTCAGTTTAACATCCCAGCCGGAGGTGATATGTCATCATTTTGGGGACCATCAGACCAGACACAAAGAGAGTTTGATAATCGTTCTAGGTATGGATACAATACACCTACACCACAACCTTGGAATCTAGTACCGGGTGGTTATGTTCCTCCACCAACAGGTGCAGGCACTACACAAATGAATTACTTTGGTGCACCTGTTGGTGCTGGGGAAGGTATGCCTCCGTTTGACCCAAATAATCCTGCTCATCAAGGAGTTGCTGAGTTGACTCCTTCCTCTGTTGGTGTTAAACAATCAGGGAATCCTGACGATGAAATGATTGAAGGGTTGAAGCAGCGAAAGATTGGCTGATTATTGAGGGATTTTATGAACAAGAAGGAAGCGATGGATGCCTTCATATTGAAGGTAGATAGGGAGATGGCAAAGAAGTCGTTTCACTATTTCTTTCAGGATATTCTAGGGTTTCTCTACAATCACCACCATGATGACTGGAACAAGGGCCTCAGTGAATCGCGGTATTATTGCGTGAAAGCATCTCGTGACCACGGGAAATCCGTTTTCTTCATGTCATACGCACTTTGGCTTGCTGCTTTTAATCCGAAGACGCACGTTATGATATTTTCCCATTCTTTGGAACAGACGCTTGAGCACATGAGATTTATTCGTAATCTGATAGAAAATACAGACATATTACAGGAATTAAGACCCAAAGGTGAGCGATGGGCTAAATCTTATTTTGAGTTCAATAATGGTAGTCGTATGATGGCAAAATCAGTTGGTGGTGCAACTCGTGGTTTCCACCCTGATGTAGTGGTCTGTGACGATATCCTGTGGGGTACTACAGCAAGTGAACTCGCTAAGACAGCAGATTGGTTCTACGGTGTACTGCTTCCGGTTCTCCATCACAGTAGTAGATTGATGATGGTAGGCACTCCATTCAGTTACAATGACCTATATGCGGAATTAGAGGAGAAAGAGACATTCAGGGTCGAGACATATCCTGCAATCAATATGAAAGGTGAACCCCTATGGCCCGATAGATGGGATTTGGATGCACTAGAACATAGACGTCAATCTATGCCAGCCATTCAATTCAGTCGAGAATATCTTTGTGAGCCTATTCATGATTTGGCAAGTATGTTCCCCATGCCTATGTTGGAGCAAGCGAGGGACAAGGATTTGGTTCTGATAGATAGGGCTGATACCAATTACAACGAGGAAGGAGAGGCCGATGGCGTCTTCGGGCAGCATTTCATTGGGCACGACCCTGCTATAGCCTCAGACAAGAACGCTGACTTCACAGCCATAACGGTCATGCGCATCAAACCCGATGAGGAGAGGAAAGAGATAGTTCATGTCGTTCACGAGAGAGGGATGTCTTCGGTAGCGCAGAAGAGAATGATGGTGATACTCAACAACAAGTTCTCTCCTGAACTTATTGAACTTGAAGGTAACAACTTTCAAAGGATGCTAGAACAGGAGATGAGGGAACTCAGAGCAGACATGCCTATTCGTGTGTTTATGACTACGCGTACACGTAAGGAGTCTCTATTCATGAGTTTGCTTCTTGCTTTTGAGCAGGGACACATCAAAACCCCATACGGGGACGAGCGAAGCAGGAAGTACACCAATACACTGGAACAGGAACTCAATAGATTCGGAATGCAGAAAAGTGGTAAGTTGGAGAGCGTTGGTGTTCATGACGATTTGGCTATGAGTATAGCCTTAGCGAATTGGGCATCGAAGGAGTTCAAGGGGAGTGTTATGTTATTAGACGATTATATGCCGGGTTTCGATGAGTGGTTCAAAGGAGAACGGGATGAACTCTTTGTTCCTTGAGGTGATAAGATGAATAATACTATGATAGATGACAATAATTTGAATACAACTCTATGGACGTGAATAGATGAAGAAGTTCTCTAATAATGGAGATGGTTGGTTTGAATCAAATCTAGGTTGTACTGCTTCTGAACTAGTTGGTAGACTAAGAAAGGCAAGAAGACACAACAAAGATGAGAAGGATTTCATTGATGCTGCTATAAATGATATTAGAACCATCAAATCATTGGAAATAGATACCACTTTGGGTATGTACCCGTGGGCTACGGAGCATTCAGATACTATTCGTGAATTGGGTCTTTCTGAGAATAATCTCAAAGCATTTAGGAGATTTGGTGAATCTCGTAATGTAAGTCTTCTTCGTGCGTGTAATCAATGGGAGATGGCAGATGAGACCTTGAAGATGCTCGATGAGTACGAGGATGTATGGGGTGAAGGAGAGAAGAAGGCTTGGGTTAGTGCCATGAGGAGTAGGAAAGATGCCAAGAAGATATGGAAGAGTACGCTGAATCAGATGGATAAACTCACTGATAAAGAGAAACAGGCACTACTCAAAAGTGCAGAGATATTGACAACTAGGGGTGAGATGTCAGGAAGGACTCTTTTTGAGAATCTACTTGAGAAGAAAGTGCTTCGTAGGAACATGACCTCTATGAAACTGGCAAAGTTACTTTCTATGTATGGTGAAGAGGTGGATATCATTTCGGGTGGTGCAAGAGGTACTTTTGTGAAAATTGACAAGAGTGGTCTCATCATCAAGGACCCATGGGCTTATGCTGCTGGGTTTTTGGATGCTGATGGATATATCACAATCACCAAAAGGGGAGAACCAAGGGCAGGATTCATTGCTACCGGTCAGAGGGGGAAAATTCATTGTGAGCAGTTGCAGAAGATACTCGATTGTGGGGTTCTACAATTAGACCAGAAGGTGTACAAAGATGGGCAGAGGTCACAACACAGACTACAATTTTATTCCAAAGGAGATATTAGAAAACTCTTGAATGGGATAAGCCCGCATTTGAAAATGAAGAAAACACAGGCTAAAGCGGTTTTGGCATTTATTGAGGAAGAGGAGAGTATGAAAAAAGAGGAACTTAAGAAGGTAGTAAAGTACTACAATTGGAGCGATGATACCAATAAGGCGGCTGCTCTCCTCGCTGAATGGGGAGTAGATGCTGATGATGTTGGTAAGTGGGCAGAGGCGATTTGATGGCAGATGAAGAACGAAGTAGAATAGGTCGCTTCCTTTCGGCAATTGGTCGCCCATTCAGGACTCGTACTACTCCTGAACCGCAAATGCCGCTCTATACCACAGGTATACAAGAGCCTGTACTTGCACAAGGAATCACCATACCTGCATTGTTTGCAGTAGCACATGAGAATCTAATCCTTCGTACTGTAATCTCAAAACTCTCCCAAGAGATTTTCAGGCGTGGATTCTATTGGGAGAAGAAGTTCTTACAGAAATGTGATGGTTGTGGAGAGGAATATAATCATGAGGTAATGAAATGCAGTCTTTGTGGTGGTCAAATGAAGTCTCCTGATGTTAATCAGATTATTTACCCAAAATGGTTACTTGACCAGATGAATTCTATGGAACAGTCTTTCATGCATGTTTTGAATGAAATAGAACGAGACTTGAATATAGTGGATGATGCGTTTCTCATTATCATAAAAGAGTATTATGTAGACCCTGAAACATCCGACATCAAGTTTTTCAGAGTGAAGGAAGTCATTAGAGGTGACCCGATTTTCATGAGAATCATTTCGGATAAGCGAGGAGTTCGTGGCGGGAGATACAAAGTCTGTCCTCTCCATCGTGACCAAATTGCTTATCCCGGTCAAGATATTGCATGTGATGTATGTGGCAATAATATGCAAGAGGCTCATTATGCTAATATGGCAGGGAGTGGGAAAACCCAGTATTATCTCGCTGGAGAAATACTTCACATCAGCAAATACAATCCTTCCAAATTGTATGGAAGGTCACCTGTAAACACAATGTGGAGGCAAGCCATGACTCTTACAGCCATGGATAATTACATGTACACATCTTATCAGAAGAGAAGAAGCCCGAAGGGAATAATATCGGTCACTACTGATAATCTTGAGTCAATGAAGTCGTTTTGGAAGTCTGTAGACGAAAAGATGGAACGTGACCCTCATTACATACCAAAGGTTGGAATTGAAAGTCAGACTGGTAGAGGTGGTGTTCAATGGGTTAAGTTCATGGACACATTAGAAGAGATGCAGTATATTTCTGTGAGGGACGAACTCAGAAATAGAATAGCCGCTTTCTTCGGTGTAAGCAGCATCTTCATGATAGATAGCGGTAAGAGTGGTGGTCTGAATAACGAGGGAATGCAGATTCTAGTTACTAACCGTGCAGTCGAGTTTGGTCAGAAAATCTACACTGATGTGCTTTTCCCTCGTATGCTAAAGGAAATGGGTGTTACAGATTGGAAATTAACTCTTTATCCAAATGAAGAGGAAGATGAAATTACACGATTGCGTCGAGATGAGATGGAAGTGAATCTTGCTCAGAGAATGATGATGCTCGGATACAAACCTGAACTTATGGAACAAGGTGACAGAGACATACGCTTCACTTATCGACAAATGGATGAGCAACAGGATGGAGCGCCACCAATGCCGCCGGGAATGGCACCTCCGGGCGGAATGTCACCCGGAAGTGGTGGTCCAATGGCAGCGCAGATGGGTGCCCAGCCTCCCGGCGGTATGATGGGTAATGCAATGCCTCCCTCTCAACCCGGTGGTGAAGGGGTTGGAATTAGAACTCCGAGTGGACCAGCATCACCACAAAGTCGTACTTCCTTCGGTATAGGCTCTCCTGTTTCCTCTGTTCAACAGAGAGGACCAGCGAATTCTCAAGCACAGGATAACAGTCGCGCGTTACTGAATGCAAGACGATTTAAGGGCGCGTAGTTCAAATAGAGAGGCCAACAGGAAGAAATAGTGGTAAATATGGATTTACTTAAGATGCACCCGATGGCGAGAAAAATGACAGTACACAATGAGGCTTTCGCTAAGGCGATAGAAAACGGTGAGGCAGAATCAGCCAGAGAGCATTTACAGGAAATCAAGAAGTTCGCTGACTTTTTGGAAGAAGACCTTCATTTCGTTATGAAAAAGGCTGCAACAGTGGTAGTGAGCCCTGAAAGTGGATGGCAACAACAGAGTCCAATTATCAAGTTCAATGAGACTGGGTCTAAGTTCGACCCCTCACAGAGAGGTAGTCAGTTACCCGGTACAATCATTCCTGCAAGGACAAATGCGATGATGAAGAAGGCCCGTGGAACATTCGGACGCCGTGTTGAGAGAGGTAATTAGAATGACCGATGAGGCTCCAGAGCAGTTAATGAACGCTTTAATCTCCAAGATGGAGACTATGGATGCAGATATTCAAAACATTCGTGCAGAAAACCTGATACTCAAGAATACACTCGATAATCCTCAAGTCATACTTCGTAAGGCTGGTTTCGTATCTTATGGTACCCCACTTTCTGAAGATGTGGAGGCTGGTGTTTTCAGAGGAGATTTAAACACAACTGACATGGATTTTATGCTCAAAGAAGACGGTAGTCCTGATAAGTTCACAGACGGTAGTCCTGATAAGTTCACAAATACACAGATTCATGAAATGAGTTGGGATGAGATACATGATATGGCTGACCAACATAGAGAAGTAAAGGAGATGTACTGATATGAGGCCACGGTATGAAGATGCCTCAACAGAGGCGTATAATATGTTAAAGAAAGCCCATAGTCTAGTAGATAGATTAGATACACTCGAAAAAGCAAAGATGTGTCCATGTGGTAGTGGAAAGCCCCAAGCATCATGTTGCCCCGATATGAAGAAAGGAGACCATCACAAATCTCAGACTTTCGGAACTGAGCCTGAAAATGCTCAATTTATGATAGAAACAGGCGGTCAGACATACAATGCGTTCTACAATACCAATCAGAATCTGCTTGAATCTGCTGACATAGCCAATAAAGGCGCTACATCTGAGTCGATTAATCTTGATGCCATGCCTATGAATGAGCGTGGGAATCAGAAGGGCCGTCTTGTAGAGGGATAGGCTTGAACAGAGTCTTAGTTCGCAAAACAGTAGCGGTCATGGAACCTTGCCAGACTTGTGGTGCTACGGCATACGAAGGGTGTAAGATGGAAGAGATGGCTGGGCACTCTTTAGATGCTTGCTCCTACTATAAACCGCAGCGGGGCTGAGGGGCGATGATATGCAGGAGAACGCAGTTGATGTCTACATCCGACACCGGAATGAGTTATTGAAGGCAATCTTTGATAATACCAGTCCTGAGCAGGAAGTGGGGGATTACCTTCTTTCTGTACGAAATCTCCAACATCACGACATACAATTCGAGAAGGACGATGTGGATTTAATCTGCGATTCGTATAGCAACTACATTCTGCAAAAGGAAACACCCCCTCTTGACCCACATCCGGGTAAAGGAAAATCCGTTGGTTCACAATCAGGTAAGGTAGAGTCACACTTTCGCCCTGCTATGCTGGCGGGTTATGGCACTGACCACACATGGCTAGGAAGGGTTCGCCACTCTGATTCTATGAGTACAATGCATTCAGGGTGGCCTGAAATCAATGCAGAACATAAGGATGGTAGTCGAGCGGAATCGTATGCCACTCGTCATCCTTATGGTAAGAAGACACATCCTTTGAGGTTGCAGAACATTGTAACAGGTAATCCTGAGTGGGAGAATATACTCAGAAACTTCTACTTCTCCGATGACCCTAAGGGGTCTTTTGCAGAGCAACTCATGGGAATGGAGGATGCTCACGAGTCTCATTATTCAAAGCAAGGAAGTGAGATTTATGGTGGGATTTCCAAGGGTGGTCTATCTCATGGACTAGAACGAGCACAGACTGAACTTGATAAGGTGAGAGGGGAAGAGCCTGAAGTCTATGATGAACATCTCACAAATTGGAAAGGGGCAAATGGGAAGAAAATAACATGGAAGGAGAAAATAAACGAACTCGAATCAGATGTGGCCTCAAAAACAACTCTATCAGATAAATCACATCCGTTCTTTGGAGGGAGTAAGGGACATGAAAGCCACAATGGACATCAGCATACTATTCGACTCCATGATTTTGAGAGATGGAAGAAAGAGCAGGGAGATGAACGCCTCGAAGAACTGGAAGGAGAAGACCTAGAGAGGATGCATTTCGATGATAGAATGGAGAAATTGATGAGTGACGATACAGTTACAGAGCACATCGACCCAACTAAACATCTACCTGAGGAGTTAGTTCACCAAATGATTGCTGATGGTGATATGGAAGCATTAGAACCATACAAAGAACAACATGGTCATGGTATGGGTTGGGCTACATATATGATGGGTTTGGAATTTTTCTCTCCACAAGACCGTACAGCAGTAATGGAGCATTTGGATAGTCATGGTACAGATGATGCAGAAGAGCAGTCCATCAAGTTGGATGATGGGCATAGGATACCTATGAGTCGAATTAAGAAGAACATGGAGATGCGTATGTCTCCGGAGATAGAGTGGTGGAATCGTGATAGTCCCCACGCAGGGCCTAACAAGGCGAAACATATCGAGACGGGAGATGATACGAAAGTCAGTGGTGACAAGGGCGTTATGGCTAAAATCTTGAGAAATATGTATATGGACTCAAGTGGAGACCCCATACATCATGGTATGAAGAAAGAGGTTCATGAGGTGGATGACCTAGACGACGTAGAGGCAGCCAAGAAGGAGAAGCGAGCAATAAAGAAGAAGATGGTTGGAAAGACCGCTCATGATATCCTTACCGAGAATGTAGAGGGTATGTTCGAGGGAGAGGGGGATTTGTCAATGGGAAATACAATGGGTCATTACAGTGGGAAGCGTAAGAATCTCTTTCCATTCTCGAAGAGGGATATTGAGGATTACCAAATGGCAATGCAAAAAGGGAAATCTTTGGAGGATGCAATAAAGAAAAAGATATCAGTTAACAGCGATATTCATCTCAGTAAAACAGGACTTTTGAATTTGACTGGGTATGATGAGAGTCTGAATAGGGCTCATGAAGAAGGAGAGCACCCTGTTTTCGATGCATGGCATGAACCTCTTCTCACGAAGCCAACTATGCGTAGTATAATGAAGCAATATGGTAATCTCACCGGTCTTGGGAAGAATGCAAAACTGATTCGTAATGGTTATGGTGCAGCGAGGAGAGGAGGAAACGGACCTGATTTAGCAGACCTATCTCCAGCAGAGAGGAAGCATTACTATTCTGAAGGAGGGAAAGCACGTGGTTGGGCTTTTCCCTTCTCCGATGCTTTCACCAAAAGAGGAGGATTGGGTAGGCAGCAGATGACACAGATAGATTTCCTCCATAACCATCTCAGTCCGGATAAGGGAGAGACATCCATGTTAGGGAGAATTGGTGACCAACTTGGTGATATGATACCAAATCCAGATACCATTGGGGCTTTCGGCGGCCTCCATCATCATGTGCTTCCTGTCAATCAGTACCATCATACTAGTCCATTGGGGATTATCTCAAGAAGTGACACAACAGCACACAGCCAAGGTTCTGTGAAGACGAAGAGAGGATTAGGAAGAAATGCCAAGAACAATACCAGTGATTATGATTTTACTCGCTCTCCTGCACTTGCTGCCATACTAGAGCATGGTAATCCTAGTGAGAAAGATTACACTATGAAAAGGAAAATCACTCGTGGACTCGATAGGCAGGGTTTCGCAGAAGGCAACCCTTTCTCACGAATAGGGACTATGGAGACAGGAGATGTAGGTATTCGGGATAGTGCTGGGATGTCTCACATGTTTGCTACTGCATTAGGTCGTAAGAATTCTATTGACAATCCTTCTCCAAAGAGAGTCTATTCATACTGGGACATGCTTGCTAGGAGAGATATTCACAGTTCTCAAGGAGAGGGTGGCCCTGAGGAGTTTATTCGTCATCTTCCAACATCTGCAAAAACAACATTCAAGGAAGATAGAACGGAGATTTATGATGAAACTGGGAAGCAGGCCAAAGACGAGTTTGGAAGGCTGAAGTGGGATTACACAGAGTCAGAGAAAACAGGTGGAAAGCCGGGTTTTCATGAAGAATTGATTTCTATACAGGATGAACTTGATGACTTGGTGAGAAATAAGGATAAGTACTCTAGCGACGCCAAGACAATGGAGATGTTCAACACAAATTTGAAGATGCTTACTGGGCGTATTGAGGGATTACAATCTCAGGAAACTGAGCGTACTCTTCCACCATCTCCAAGAACAAGTGACCCATCAAAGCAAAGAAAGGATATGGAAGACATCATGAATGGAGATTCAATGGCTGTACAGAGATACGCGAAAGAGGTGCTTTTGCCAATGATTCTGAAAGAGAATCCCAATGCGTTTAACACAGATAATCCGAATCAGGCCATACATAATGCGATGAGACTTATGCATGATGCCGCTAGAGGATTATATCATGACCCCAATCACGAGATAAGTACTGTTGGTCATAAGATTGGTGAGGGTGAGGTGGAGACATCATCAGCCCCCCATCATTTGATTGCATCGGCATTGGGTAACAAGGATGAAGAAGAAAAGTATACATTCGGTATGGAGATTGGTCCTGAGACGAAAATCGAGAGTATCATCCAAGGTCTGGGACTTCCTGATGATAAGGCACACAGGGAGCATGTGAAGAGATACAGAGATGGACTAGGTGGAACTAGAGTGCAGGCTATGTCAATAGGTCAGTTAGCATCTTCTGGACTTGCATGGAACAAGAATAACCCTGATATGTTCAACGGTCTGACAGGCATTCCATCCATGAGTAACCATCTTGATGAGAAACTCATCAATGCGAGGAAGAGTTGGCCTCCTACGAGAGATAAAGTGAGAAATAGACCTAATCCTGCTCATGGTCATGCAGTGGACGACCATTTCAGTAGCGGAGCAAACAACGGATTGGGTTGGTTGCACAGGATTCTCAGTACGATGGACCCTGAGGTGATGGATTCCTATGCACTATCTCATCACGCTGCACCAGTTCCCAAGAGAAAGAAACCCTCTGAAGCCAGAATAAAGGGACAGTCTGTTCTCCATACCAGTGGAAGACCCACGGAGATACTCAACAAACACAATCGCATCAAGGATATGGGGAGTGGTATTGTGAGTTTTGACCCAGAAGCCGTACCAGAAAGTGGATTACCAACTGCTTCTATGATTCAGGTAGGGAGTGGGCCACTTGATGAGAGAAGGTGGGTCCTTGACAGAAGCAGTAGTAAGAAAATCTCGAAACCAACAATAGACTTCGGGACTGCTCGCATTAGGCCACTTGATGAGAGAGAGGGGCTTGTGCCTCATGACCACTATGCATCTGGAACTATGGATTGGGGTAGAGAGGTGGGTCCCAATATTGGAATAGAGTATGATAATAATGGAAGCCCAGTAGTTGGACAGAAGTTTACAGATACACAATACTTAAATCTTGTACAAAGACCTGTATTGGATGGAGTGTTTGGGCAAGAATGGACTGAAGCCGCACTCAGTGGCTATGATTCTACTTTGGATAAAGACCCTACAACTGGTGACCCTCTAGAAATCACTAGTCCACAAATGACGGTTGGCCCTTCTGGTTTCCTCCCGTCTGAGGATATCACAAACATAGCAAAGGGAGAATTACCGAAGAAAGTACCCCTCATCGAGCCTCTACATCGTGTTTTCGACCTCGATGACATCAAGGAACTGAGAGGTTTTACAGGTGAATGGGTCGTTTCCGTGTATAGAGAGGGGAAGAGATGCAAGGTAATCAAGAAGGGGAATCGAGTTAGACTCCTTGATGACAACAATACATTACTTTCTACTGACGATAGTGTCAGGTCTGCCTTGAAATCAGCCTGCAAGAAGGACTATGTGATTGATGGGGTATTGGTTGGGGATGAATTCTACATCAATGACATTCTGTATTATGACGATACGGATGTCACAGACCTCACTACACGCGAGCGCATCAAGATACTAAGGGGACAATTTGACAGTTACGACCCAGTTTTCGTGCCTAGTCCATCAGATATTAGAATAACAGATGAAGTGGGTTTGGAGAATGCCGTCAAGGAACTTTCCAAAGAATCTGATAAGATACTTCTCAGAGATGCGAAATCAACATACATGAAGGGAGAAGAGAGGCACCCGAAGTGGATTCTTCTTGCTAAGAGTGATGTGTCTTATCACATTCCATTCTCCATGGAAATCGAGGATAATCATTTCATACTTCATCTTCCTGAAGACTTGGTTAAGTATGAAATCGTTGAAAACAAAGCAGTAAATCCCATTGCTGCTCTTGGTCAACTCACCACATCAGATTATTCTCTACGACTTGCAGAGAGTCTAGAGTCATATTGGGAATTAGGATTTACTCAGTTATTGAAAGAGGATGGGGATGTTGCAGGTACAGAAATTGAGCCTGAGATAGATGAGCAGAGGATAGAAGAGGAGAGTGCTGGAATCCTCAAACCGAAGAAGGACAAAAATCTCATCATGAAACCTAGAGACATGTACAAAGCACTTTTACTCATAGAACAAGTGTTGGATAAGATGGAGAAAGGGTTCAGTAATCTCTCTGGTAGAGGACTAGGAATAGATGTTGGTGGAGGAGTTGAAAGTCCGCGCGGTCCTACGAAATTGGATGCGGAACAGGCTTTGCCTGATTGGGACATGAAAAAACGTCCTACGGAGGATTCAGAGAAGGCTGAAGATTATCCGGGCAGAAAAAAGAAAAAGCAACAAAAAGCCGAGCAGTCCAACGAATTAGCGGAAAGAGTGGTAGGGAATTAGTCTCGCAGCATTGAAGTAGTAAAGCAGAAGGTGTGATAATCAGTGTGCTCAGTAGTAAACAACTCTTCAGACACAGCGACGAGGCAATCAGCATCCTCAAGGGTGCTAATGACCTCGTTGTCGCTGGCTACGCCAGTGTGGAAGTTGTAGACAAGCAAGGCGACGTGATAACAAAGGAGGCATTAAAGGACGCATTTCAAAAGTTTATGGAAAACCCATCTTACAGAAATGTCCAATTAGCGCACTCAAATATTCAAATAGGCGATGTAGTACCGAATTACACTGATAGCGAAGGGAGGTTGTGGAAAAGCGAAGTCGATGATGTCGGAATGTTTGTAATAGTTAAATTACGAGATGACATCGAGAAAGCCAAAGAGGTTTCAGCAGAAATCAGAAAGGGCACACTCAGAGGATTCAGTATCGGTGGTCAAGCGTTTAAGCGAGTCAGAAAATCAGACCCAAAAAGAGGCGACTACCAAGAAATCAGCAAACTGGAACTTCACGAGATAACGATTTGCGAAAAAGGCATCAACCCCGAAGCAACATTTAGTATATTGAAAGAAGATACGGAAGTGAACAAAATGACAACAGAAAATGATGAGAATGATATGACGAAGCAAATGGGCGATGTATTATCGCGTTTGGAGTCACGTTTGGACGATATGGAGAAGGGCAAAAAACCTGCCTTCCTTGAAAATATGGACGATAAGGACGATAAGAAGGACGATAAGGACGATAAGAAAAAGGATGAGGATTCAGAAGTTACTAAAACCGATGAATACGCTGACATCATCACCTCTGATTACCTCAACTGGATGGAAGACACGCTGAAAAGCGGCGGAGTCGATACATCGGCTGCGCGTACACACTTCGATGATTTGGAGAAAGCAAACCTCGGCTCTACGCCTGAGGAATTAGGAACTAATGATTTACAGCGCACTGGACAGGTAAAAGGCAGAGCGCAAGAGGGTGGTAAGCCTTCTACTGGTGCTATTGGTAGAACTACTGGTAGTGGCGGAGTCAAGAAATCCGACTTTATTGACCCAAAGAATCTGAGCGATTCAGATGTCGAAGCCGCATACGAGGTCTTCAAGGCAGCCGCTTTGGAAGAAGAATTCCGTGGCTCTCTTGAGAAACAGTTTTCTGAGCGTTATGGTCATGAGCGCAATGCTGAGGTCAAACACTACGAAGCACAGCAATTTGATGCTCGTGCGCCCTTAGATGATATTACGAAGGCAATCGAGGCACTCAGCGAGAGAATCGACAATGTCGGTAAGCCTGCTGAGACTGGAGAGGATTTTCAGAAGGCTGAGGGCAAAGAGTCCGAAGTCGTAGTACCGTCAACGGAGGATTTGGCGAAGATGTCATGGGATGAGGTTCATCATTTGGCTTCCAAGGCTTTCGAGTGAGAGTGAGAGAAATCACAAGAATAAGGAGATGAAGAAAAATGGCACGAAATTATGTACGAACGATAACTGACATGGAGCGCTACTATTATGGCGCCGGTAATGCAATGGGATACTCATATACTGGAAGCGAATTGCTGAAGGCTGATTCCCCAATGCTATCAACGACTGGTGGTACCTACCAAGCAATTTATGGACGCAAAGTCTGGTCGCAGTTGAACCAAGAGTTCAACGCTTTCAGTATTCTGCCCAAGAAGCCTTGGGATAGGTCTGGATGGCGTGTAATCACTGCAAGACCGAATGATGACGGTGTTTTGCACGGTGGTATTGCTGAGAACGCAACTCTGCCAGAGACAGTCAAGCCGGTTTTCCAGCATGTTGCTGCAAAGCCAAAGACCATTGCACACACCTTTGACATGTCTGAGACGGCGATTTTCCTTGCTGACAAGGACGATGGCCTCGGAGATATCCGCTCAGTCATGAAAGAAGAGATGGGTAAGCATCACGCTGAGATGGTGAATAAGATGCTCTGCACTGATGTCGATACGCCTGCTGGTAACAACTTTGAGTCCTTGGACCGAGTTACTGCAGCATACGCCGACAGCGGAACAGCGGCTGAGACGACAGGCTCTAACAGTGGTCACGACAATCTGAGTTCTGATGGTGACTTAGACATCTACAGTATTGACAGGTCTTCAAACACTTGGTCTAACGCTGAAGTGAGCAACAATGTCGTAGGCGATGCCTCGACTGACAGAACATTATCCCTTGACATACTGGACGAGATGTTCCAGAAACTATGGGTGCGTGGTGGTAACCCCAAGGTTATCCTGACCGGATATGACACCTTGATGAGGATTCAGCAGTTGCTGCAATCCCAGCAGAGGTTCATGGAAGAGAAGAGAGTGACTCCAACCTACAACGGTGTGAAGGGTGTGCCCGGTATTGAGGCCGGATTTATTGTAGCCACCTACAATGGTGTTCCGATTATCCCAACCAAGAACATGTTAGATGATGGGAACCTCAGCAGGATGTACTACCTAGACACAGATTACCTATACTTCAGCACAGCAATAC